GCCCAGCCGCACCAGCCACCGCATCAGCTTGATCGGCTTGACGGTGGGGTGGTTGTTGTCGTCGCCCCGCTCGGCTCCCGCCTTCGGGCAGGCGTAGATGTTGGCGGGCCAGCGGCCCAGGTCGGGAACCTCAAATACGCGTGGAGCCGATCTCGGACCACTCAAGGAATGCCCTGACGTGAGACCCTGAGTCACAGGTGGTGGTTTCTCCCCCGGCCCCGGCCACGCCTGATCCCCGTACCCGATCCGGCACCCGTCCACGTTGATCCCGCCCGTGCCGTGGGCCAGCACGTTGTCGGCCACCGTCCCCTCCAGCGGCTTGCGGGCGAGGACTGCTGGCTCATACGACGGCTTGAGTGCCGTGCCCCAGCCGTTCCACTTCTCGGCGTCGGGTGTGGCTGGGGCGGTGGGCTGGTACTCCGTAGACCGTGGCCCGGCGGATCGCGGCTCTGCTATGGCAACGAAGTGCGGGTTGACTGCTTGGCCGTTTGGCACTGTGTAGGGTTGGCCTGCCGCCTCACGCTTCCACCAGTTCGGCCCCGGCTCGCCCTTGGCCGCGTTCAAGTCCCAGATCAGCGTCGCGATGTCCTCGGGTGGATCATCCACGCCGAGCAGGTCCAGCAGGATTGGCACTTGCTCCAGCGTCGGGACCGCAGGTTGGCTCCGCTGGCTCGTCCAGTGTCCCGCCATCCCGTTGAACCCGAACGCCTCGTCGATGTCCGCGTTGGTGATGCCAGCCGCGTCTCGTGCGGATGCCACCCACGCCGTCACCTGTAGCGTCTGCTCGCGGTCGTCCTTCATCCGGTCGATGGCCTTGCTGACATCGAGCGACTTCGGGAACCCCTGCCACTGCAACCACGCGATCTGGTCGCGGATCTCGAACCCGGCGTCCTCGATGGCGACCGTCAGCCGGTGTACCGTCCTGGTGGCGGCGAAGGCAATCAAGTGCCCGCCCGGCTTCAGCACCCGCAGGGCTTCAACCGCGAAGGCGTCGCCTGGAACGTCGCAATCCCAGTCCTTGCCCATGAACCCGATCCCATACGGCGGGTCGGTGACCACGGCGTCAACGCTCGCGTCGGGCAGCGACCGCAGCACCTCCAGGCAATCCCCGCAGGTCAACGTATGCCGTCCCAGCGTCACGACCTCGCCCGGCTTGGTGATGGCTGGCACGTCCTCGGGCACGGTGTCCAGGTCGGCCCGGTCGACCTCGGCCACTTCAGCCGGGGCGGCCTCGATGCCAGCACCGGCGGCGGTCTGATCGACGACCTGTTGCAGATCCTTGGAACTGACGGTGAGGTGACTGATCAGGTCGCCCAGTTTCGCGGCGTCGGTCGTGGCCATCGCGGCCAGCGGGTCGAGCGTGGCGAGCAGCTTGTCGGCCTCGGCCTCGGTGACATCGAGAACCAAAACGGGCAACTCGGCGTCGGGCACTGTCTCGGTTCGCAAATGACCGTCGATCAATTCCAGCCCACCGTCGACCTCCCTCGCCAGCACAGCGTCGGCGAATCCGATCTCGCCCAGGGCGGCAGCCATCGCACGCTGTTGGGCGGGCGGGTGCTTTCGCCAGTTGCGAGGGTTTGGCGTCAGGTCAGACGCTTTCACCCGTCGCAGGTCTTTTATGCGGTCACGGATTTGGGGGGGCATTGTTGGGGGCCTATTGAAAAACTCGTACAAAAAAACGCGCGTCTGGGCGGTGGGTACTAAGGGTTTGCGGCCAGATATTTGCCCCCCCCTATCCCCTCGCATGTTTTTTTCTGTGACAACTCCGACAAAGTGATCGTAGGTTCGTATGGTCCAGGCGTAGCGGGTCACGCTTGCCCTTGAATGCTTTTATGTGGTCGACCTCTTGCACCGGCGTGACCACATCGCGTGCCAGGCAGTCCTCGCACAGTGGGTGCATCAGGACGTACCACTGCCGCAGGCGTCGCCAACCTGAGTCGTAGCCACGGTAGGACGCACCGAGCCGCAGGTCGTCGGCCTTGTTCTCAGGACGCGACTGCGACGGTCGGTGGGTGCGTGGTGCCTTGGGCATTAGCTGAGGTCCGGTTCCTTGGCTTGCATGGGCAGCCAGTGCCGCTCGCGTGCGGTGCGTTGCAACTCCCAGCGTCGCTCGCTCCACTCCTCGCGGATCTTTGCGCACTCCTCGGCGATCTGCTCGGGCGTGGGCGTGTAGTTCTTTACTCGATGTCCAGCAGACATGAGACCTCCAGGGTCTGGGCTACCGTGGCATCGGTGCCGCATTGGACTGTCAGCGTGTAGCGTGTCCCTGCCGAGCCACCGCTGACACTACAAGTGACGGCCCGCCCGATGGCCACAGTCGTGCCCAGGATCGTCAGCGTGCCCGCATTGGTCTCGACGCTCGCAATCGTTAGGCCCGATGGCGAACTGGTCACGGTGGGCGTGCCCGTCAGTGCCTCGCCGCTGTCGAGCTTATCCGTGAAGTCGACCGCGAGGTTCCGCACCTCGTTGGTGGTTTTGCTCTGGATCTGTTCCGCCTGGCTCATATCGTCGCCTCGTAGTGGGCCTGGTTTGCTGTCTCGTAGTCCGGCTGATCATCGGCGTCGAAGTGCATCACCCCAGCACCCGAGAAGTCGACCACGTCGTCGGTCGAGTACCCGACCCCGCCGAGGCCCTGGTAGTGCAGTCGACCGGCAGTGGTGAGGTGCAGGCGACCACGCCCTGCCAGGTGCAACACGCCGTCGGGGGTTGCTGCGTGCAATGGTCGACCCGGTGCGAGGAAGTGGGCGGGTGAACCCGAGACGTAATGCACCAGCCCGCCCGCCCCATATTCGAGCGATGCAGTTCTCGGGATGATCAGCAAGGTCGGGTCGACCACGGTGACATTGATAGCCACCGCTGACGGCCCGACCGACTTACTGACGGACGGCGTGGCCGTTGTTGTGTCGACCTGTAGGGCTTCCGCCCCGAGCGTTTTGACTGTCGCCGGAACAGGCGTGGACCAGGCCGCCGTTGCCGGTGCGACGCCGCGATTCTTTGAAAAGACTGGTGATGCGGTCGACCAGTCCGCCGAAACTGCTGTGACCGTCGCCGTCTTGACGACTGTCGCCGCTGGTGTCGACCAGTCTGCGGCGACGGTCCCCACGGTCTTGAGCTTGCCGACACTCGGGGTGACTGTCGACCACTCCGCCGACACTGCTGCCAGCGTCACGGTTTTGACGATTGTCGTCGCTCGCGTCGACCAGTCGGCTGCGACAGTCGCCACGGTCTTGAGCTTGCCGACACTCGGGGTGACCGTTGACCACTCCGCCGACACTGGCGTGACCGTGACTGTGACCCCTATGTCGACGATTGGCACCACGACCGACCAGGCGGCGGCGACGGCGTCCTGGGCGATGGTCTTGGTAGTTGTCGGAACTACTGCCGACCAGTCAGCCGCCACTGCCGTGACCGCGACGGTCTTGCCCTTGGCAACCGTGGGCACCACGACCGACCAGTCAGCCGCCACTGCCGTGACCGTGACTGTCTTATCCTTGGCAACCGTGGGGATGACCACCGACCACTCGGCTGTGACCACCGGGGCCGTGACTGTCTTTGTGACCTCCGAAACAACTGTCGACCACTCGGTTGCGACCGCTTCAGCGTCGACCGTCTTGGTCAGTGGCGGGACGTTCGTCGACCAGTTTGCCGACACGACCGGGGCGGTGACGGTCTTCGTCAGTGCCGGGGCATTGACCGACCAGGTGGCCGAGACCGCCGGGGCGTCGACAGTTTTGGTGACTGCCGGGGCATTGACCGACCAGGTGGCCGACACGACCGGGGCGTCGACCGTTTTGGTCAGGCTTGGCGCAACAACCGACCAGGCGGCGGCCACCACTGGGGCGGCCACCGTGACGGCAGCACGTCGGGCCTTGAGAAAGAATTGCAGCATGAACAAACCACTGGAAAAGATGGGAAATCAGTACCCACCGTTTTCCCATGTTTTAAGTCAGTTGCAGAATGCCCTCGTCATCCCAGTCGATCGTGACATCTGACCCGTCGGGCGTGAGGTCGGACGCGAAGTCGATGAACGCGATCGGCTGATCGTTCGCGTCGGTTCCGTCGACGTGCTTTAGGACCAGCAGGCCCTGGATGTCGGCGGCGGGACTCGATGCCGACAACGCCGAAAACGTGACGTTTGAGGCGTGGAACTCGTAGCGATTGTTCGTTTCGTCGACCGCCGACGATGTCACCGACAGGGTCGCCCTCGCGTAGTTCGTACCACTGGTCGAAAACTCGCCGAGAGTGGTGTAACCGCTCAGGGTCTGGGCGTTTGCCTCAGTGTCTGCCGTCGTGTCGGTTTTCAGCAGTGCGATTTTGATCGTGTCGGTGTCGAGGTCGATAGTGCCCTCGGCGACACGCTCTTTGAAATAGTTATTGACTAGACTCGCCATTTGTCAGGCTCCCTTTGTCCCTATCACTTGAAACGTGTCACCGTTCGCCGCTGCGTTCGGCATTGTGTCCACGGTAAATTTCGCCCCTGCCATCCCGCCGGTTTTCCCGACGGTGTCGCTGATGAAGAACGTCAAACCGGCGTTGTCGCCCGACCTCCACAACACCGCCTGGTTGTTGAAATGGTCGTCGGACGCTTCGGCCAGGTCGGTCTCGAACGCCGTTGTCGTGGGCGTGAAATTGGAATTATCTACGCTGCCAGTCACCAACCCTTCCAGCATTGCCTCCAAATTGTCGGCGGCTGTCGAGTCGCCCGAGACCTTGCCCACGTCCACCGTGTCGCTAGATGCGTCGAACGGCGAGATCACTGCCGAGCCTGCCCAGTCGATCCCGCCCGAGCCGATCACCGGGTCGGTTTCGGCTGGCGACCCTCCCGCCTGGCGGTGAATCGTGACGTGATAGGCCCCGGCTGAAATCGACCCCGAAAACGTGCCGACGTAGACCTGGCTGCTACCCTGTTCGGTCAGGGCGACGTCGTAGTTTGCCCAGTTGCTGGCGTTGTACGCCTCGAGACTCGACCCGTTCCAGACGGTATTTGCGAACGACCGAATCACGCCGTACAGCGTCAGCCCGGTGATGCCCGCCGGAAATACAATCTCGCCAGCCACTAGACCACCTCGATCGTGATGTCGGTGAGTTGTTCGGCGATGTCGTTCTCGGCCTCCAGGGCCGCCAGGCGGGCCTCCTGGGCTTTTGCCGATCGGATCGTGTCGGTGACGAACCGCACAACCTCAGAAACGGCGTATTCCTCGGCGGTCAGATCCCCGACCTGGTCAGGATCGGCCAACGCGACAAACGCCGCAGGCCCGGCAGCCTCCAGGGCGTCGGGATACGTCACCGTGGCAGTTTTGCCCCAGGCGTTGATCGTGATTTCGGCCATCACATTTCCTCATAGAGCGGGACGTAATAGGCGCTCCCGCCGACCTTGATGGGCAGATACGCCGCAGGTGACATCGTGTCGAGCGTCGAACCGTCAGAGGTCGATATCTTGAAGTCGACAAATTTGTCGTGCCACAAACGCAGGATCTCGCTGTATGAATTGGCCGACGACCCCGACCCGCCACTGTCTGACGTGTAAAAACGAATAGAACCACCGTCCCCCGTGCCGGTCCCTTTTCCAGCCCTGACATCGAGGTGCTTGCCTGCCGTATTCGTGCCACTCACCTCCTCGACGAATATCTTGCGCGCGGTGTTTTTGTGGAACCGAAGAGCCCCGTCAGCGTCGATCCGGCACGCCTCGTCGTGATTATTCGTCCCCGTTCCAGAGCTTCCCGCCGCAGCGGTGTGGAACGTAATACTTCCCCCGTCCTTGTCGCCCGTCGACTTGCCCGCTCGGAGGTCGAGGTTTTTGCCTGCCACGTCCGTACCTGACACATTCGCGACCCAGATCCTGCGGGTGCCAGACGTGCCCAGGCGAACCGAGCCGGTGCTTTGTATTTCGACCAGGGCATTGCTGCTTGAATCCTCGACGGTCAACAAATTGGCCGACTGGCCCGAGGCCCCGGTGATCGTCACGGCCACCGCCGACGCACTGCCCGTCGTGACTCCCAACGAGTTGCCGTCAAACGTCAAATTCGCCTCGCCCTGGATGGCATCGGCCCCGGTCACCGTCGTGACCGTGTTGTCGGTCGACCCCGTCAGGCTCGCACCGCTCGAACTCGCTTCCAATTGAATGCCCGAGACCGATAGCCCAGATCCAGCGATCGCCGTGACAAAGTTGTCGACGGTGATCTTGTTCGACAGATCGCCAGTTTCGTCCTCGTCAGAGAACGCCAGGAAATCGCCCGACGCGACCGAATCGGTCGTCAGGTTGTGGATGTCGACGGTGTCAATTCGCTGGATCGTCACTCGACCATCTCCGCACTGGTAACCGTCGGCTTGCCGTCGACCGACTGAATGGTGATTTCCCATTCCTGGGCCTGGGGATCTGGGACCGACGTGGCGGGGTTTTGGGGAGAGACATGGAAAGCCCCCAGTGCCGCCGCCACGCCGAGAGATCCCAGGCCGCCCGCCAACGCACCCAACCCGAGACGGGCCAGCCCGTTGCTGGGCGGGTGGTTGATCGTCGGCGAGTTCCAGGTGATGCCCACGTCGTCGGGTTCCTCGAATTTGGACCCATAATGTTCACGCAGTTGGGCCGCCCCCATCGCCATCGCGTGCCGATGGTTCCGCATCTGCTGATCGAGGCCCGCCACCGTCGCCATCGCGTCGATCTCGCTCAAGGTAGGTACAGACTTCTCGGATGTCGCCGCTCCAGAAGGCGTCGAACCAGGCCAGGCCGTCGGCATTCCATTCCTCCGATTTGCGATGCCACCAATCAGCGAGACGATCCTGGGCCACATCAACTACCCGCCGCCGGTGCCGCTGGCATCTGCTGCACGCCGGGGAACATCCCCGAGGACTTGAGTTGCGTTTGCATGTTCGCCTGCCCGTGCTGTTCCAGCAGGTTCTGGGCGGTCGCCCCGATCAATTGCAATTTCAACTGGAACAGCTTGGCCGACTCCTCGCTGACGTGGGCGATGTTGGCATTGAACCTGGTCGAAACCTGGCTTAGGACCATTGCGTTCTCGGCACTCGCCTGGGCCAGTTGTGCTGCGATCTGTTCATTCATTGCGTCGACTCCTTGGGATGAACGCGCACCCGAACGGTAGCGCGAAAGTTCTTTGTCCAGTCCTCGAGCGATTCGAGCCGCTCGAGGATCTGGGACAGTTGGGCCGGGTCCATCCCTGGACCTGGTGGGCCTGCTGGCCCAGGCGGGCCGGGTTCGCCCGTTCCCGCCTTGAGGTTTTTTAGTTGTGCTTTGAGGGCGAGGATCTCGCGTGTCCGATCCTTGTCGCCCCAGTTCTCGCCGGGACCGTTCCCGGCAGCAAATGCGACACGCGAGGGGCCATCCTGGCCCGGCCTAGGCCCCGGTCGTCCCTGTACGGCTCGCGTGAGGAAGGCTCGCAGGTCGTGCAGTGGGCAGGCGTATATGACGCCTTCCTTGTCGTTCATGTGGGTGGCGACGCCGACGAGCTTGCCGCCGCGAAAGACGCCGCTGCCACTGTTGCCGTGCTTGAACCGACCCTGCTCGAGCTTGAACGCCCAGCGGTGCCGGGGCAGGTTGGTGATTCGTTCGGCCCCCAGGAACTCACCCGACCAGACTGTCGGCCCCTTGCCCTTCGGGTAGCCGCAACCGGCCCACGCCCCGTCGGGCAGTTCCTCGGCCACCTCGACGGTCGCCGTCAGATCCTCGGGCCGCACTTCAATCAGGGCGAGATCCAGTGCAGGGGCAACCGCCACCACGACGCCGGTGCCCCCCTTGAGCCGATCCCCCGTGGTGTAGCTGACCAGCTGACCGACCTCGAAGCAGTGCGATGCCCCGACGATGTACTTTTTTCCCTGCCACTCGATCGCCGTGCCGCTGCACCCGTCGACCAGAATGCTGGCCGATAGAATCGTGTCAGTCACCGCCAGCGTCGTCGTGTCCGAGACGTAGGCCGAGACGGTCGGGAAAAACATTCCCGAGATGGGTGCCAGGCACAGGATGGTGATCAGGGTGGCTCGTTTCATTCGACTACCTCGTTCGCGTGTAAGTTCCTTGCCGCACCGCCAGCCTCAGCAACCTGGCGGGGTTGTGCCTGGTCGGGTTTGTCCGATTCAGTCGCCCGAGCCGTTGCAGCACGGCGCTCACCAGTTCCGAACAGAACAGACGATTGAGATCCGCCCCAGGAAACGACCGCATCAGTTGAAAAACTCGCGTTCCCGAGATCAGCGCCCCGCCCAGGTCGTAGTCGACCGCCTTCCTGACGAAATGGTCGACCAGGATGTGCGTGAGCAGTTCCGACTCGTCGCTGGTCAGGCTGTTGATCGGGGTCAGCGTGTACCGCTCGACCCGGCCACCTGCCGCCAGGTAGTCCCGAATCCTGTCTGCCGGGTCGTGGACCTGGACCCCAGAGACGTGGTGACCCCGCACCTTGCACGGCGTGCGGCACATCGTCGTCGACTCGACCCAGACCGGCGACCCCTCGTACTCGCAGACGATCGCAACGTGTGACGGCCCCAGCCGCAGGCCGCTCGGGCCGAACGCTGAGACCGTGCCGCAGGTGATCACTCGACTGGTCCAGTCGGTGCCCCAGCAGGCCATCACGTCGCCCGGTTGTAATTGGTCTATTTGACAAGTGATTCGAGAACCCCCAAACGCTCCCTCGCCTGGCTGATGTCGCGTGTGTTGCGGTCGACCATCTTCTTGATCCCCCGCTGGTCGGCAGCGAGATCCTCGAGCCGGGCCAGTGCGCGCGTGATATTCAACATCCACCGGGCCAGGACTGCCCAGCAACCGAGAACCAGGCCCACGAGTGCCAGCCAGTCGCCTGTTCCCATCTCGGCCCCAAATGCAAAAAAGCCCAGCGGATCACCGCCGGGCCGTCGGGCCGTCAATCGGTCGAGTATTGCCGCCACGCCATCCCTGGCGATCAATCGGCTGCCTGATTATCTCGCGAATCGGTCGCTCGGTCAACTTTGGTCACGAGTGTCAATTCGTTCGCTTTGACAAACAACGCGACACGGTTGCCCTTGCCGGGTTTGCGTTCGTACCACAACACGACATCGCCGCACTGATAGCGTGTTCCCTCGCGGATCGTTGTTGCAGATGTCACGTTCATCGTCGCCCCTTTCAGCGGGTCAGGGTGGTCTCGACCTCGTCGGCCAGTTCTGCCAAGTCCAGCAGGCGGGTGACGTTCTCGCGACTGCCTGCCAGTACGAGCAGTTCGTGCGCCTTTTCGCTCATCTCGAACACGGTCGGCTTGTTCTTCGGTTTGACCGATCCGTTCTGCTGGGCCAGCGACCGTCGCCGCTTTGCTCGTCTTCTTCCCTCAACCATTGCGTTGACCTGGGCCGCTTTGCGTTCCGGTGACATATTTTCCCAAAACTTTTTCATCGACTCGTTGCGCGTCGGCATTTCTTTTCCTCCTCGTTGATTAGACGGTCGAGATACCATGCGGCCTTTCGCAGATCCTCGACCCCGTTTTTGTATTTGTACCTCGCCAGGTATTTCAGACAGTTGCCCTCGCGATAGCCCAGGGCCAGCCCCTCGATGGCGTCGATCACCTCGAGCGTGCCCTGCCGGTAGTGCGACGGGTTGATCGGGTCGGCGACGTTCTTCGCTGACCCGCCACAGTGGGGGCACGTCTGCACCCCCTCTGTGAACCCGCCCCCGCACGCCAGGCACATTTGTGTCGCCATCATTCCCCCTTCATTCCCCGATATATCGCGCGGGTGCTGCGAGTCTCTGAAACCTCGACCGCCACGAGTTGCGGCAGTTTTGGTTCGAGTTCGTAGTAAATCCAGATAGCTAACATTTCGCTGGTCGGGTTTGTGAGGCCGTCGATGTCGTTCAGCGTGTGGTGATCCAACTGTTCCCGCAGTGGCCGCCAGGCGTCTTTGATTTCTGCAAAGTCACGAACCCAACCAAACTCGGTCACTGGTCCCGACAACTCGATGGTCACGCGATAGCTGTGACCATGAACCCGACCGCACGGGTGATCTGGGCCGACGTGTGGCAACCAGTGGGCCGCCTCAAATCTGAACTCTTTACGAATCAGCAAGATGGCACCTCGCTGAATAGGGTCAGTTGTTCAGGACGATCGGCCCAGACGCCGGGACCGTTCGACGCTTCCATTCGCGAGGCGATCACTTCGGCACATTGGACGCGAGTCGGTGGGACGTACTGGCCAAATCTGTACGTATCAGCGGCGTGGCGGGCGGCGTTGCTGCTATCGACTGACGAAAACGGGATCACCGACGTGATGGCCGGGGCCATCATTCGCAAACCGTGCAGCTTTGTTTTTGGGCGACCTGCGTCGTCGGTCACACGATTCAGCACGCAGGTCATCCGGTCCCACCAGATGGGGCAACCTGGCGTCGCCCATTTCCCCGACGAGCCTAGTGCTACTCGCGGCCATTCATCGGACAAACGCAGCAGACGCTCGATCGGCTCGTCGAGGTGCCACACGGGAACACCTGGCAAGTGGGTCGGCCACTGTTCGATCAGACTGTCGTTTTCCTCGACAGTGCCGTCGATTACGTCGGGAATGATCGCCCAGTCGCAACCGGGATGACGCGACCACTGTCCGACCCATTCGTGATAGTCCTGCCAGTCGACTTCAATGCCTCGGGTCCAGGCCGAGAATGCGCCGTTATCGAGAACAAACGACGAGGCGACATCAGCAACCACGGGCAAATCCTCGGGGTCAGCCCAAGAGACTAGCGCGTGCCTTCCCGAATAAAACCGAGGCACCTCGATCCTGGGGCCGCCGAAACTGCCGCCGTGATAGTGAATCATTTACCCGCCTCGGTCAGCCAGTACCCGCCATCTTTGCCACGCTTTGCCGAAACAACACCAGACCGGACCAGATCCGAAAACACGCAGCAAAACGATTTGACGCAAACCGATCGGTCGATCTGAGACACAATCTGCGGCGACGGTTTACGGGACTCGCGAGATATCGCCCCGAGATCTGCCAACGCTTGCACGATTTCGTCGTGTCGTCTCGCCATCATTCCCCCCAGGTCATCGACTTGACCGCCCGCAGCAGTCGCAGTTCCTCGTCGATCTCGACCAAGCGGGCACGCACCCGCCCCAGTTCCGAGCCGATCCATTCGAGGTCGGTCGCGTGTTTGTCATCAGTCAGTCGCCTGCGGATCTCGTCAATCCGGTCGATCAGTTGTTTCGCCAGCATCCTTGCCCCCTTCGATTCGTCGAACGACCTCACCAACCACCCCCAAGTCCTGCACCGCCTCGAAACGCCCGGCCCGGTCCTCCTCGGTCAGTGACAACCACCAGACCTCGATTGCCCCCTCGAGCCAGACATCCTTTGTCCGTTTCATTCGTCCTCGTCCTCGCACGGGCACGTCGCCCGGTGATCCGGCACCCACTGGCCGCACTTGTCACAGACCCAGACCATCAATCGCCCTCCTCGAGCGGTATGTACCCGACAATGCCCCGCAACCGTTCGACCTCGTCGATGAGCCACTCAAGATCGGGCTCTGCGATGATTTCAAACTTTGTGTGCCACTCGTTCCGCATGAGGTGCAACTGTTTGATCTGTTTCAGCCGGTCACTTTCCATCGTCGGATTCCTGGTCGGTCTTCTTGTCGGTCGGTGCCTCTTTGAAACGGTCCTGGAACGCCCACAGATCCTCGGCCATCATCCCCCGGTCGCTAGGGTATTCGCTGTAGTCGTCGCACGGCGTTGGTGGGATTCTCATTCGTCCCCCTCGTCAGGTTCCCAGGCTAAAATCAGGTACAGTTTCGCCACCAGGTCGGGCAGGTCGTCCAGGCAGCAGGTCGCCAGCCAGGGCCGCCCGCTGGCCCGGTGGACCACCATCGGGATCGACTCGGGGTCAGTGTCGTCGACCGCCTGGTCGATCCAGTTCGCGACGTTGCCACGCTCGCGACGTTTCACCTCGACGTGTACGCCGGGCAGGCCGACCAGGTCGGCGTCGCCATTGGCCCCGCTGAATTGCTGCGACCGACGCACCGGCACGTCGAAAAGTTCCGACAGGATTTTCGCGGCTTCACGTTCGCCCGCTTTTCCTTTTTCGCGTGAATCAATCAAGGCCGACCCTCGCTTTGATGTAGTCCCGATACCCGTCGACGTTGTTCGCCGCTGGTGTGTTTTGTCGCAGGCACCATTCCAGCACCCCACACGCCCCGTGCATCTGGTTGATCACCGCGAAATCCAACACGAGCCTGACCGACTCCTCCTTGTCGGCACTGTCCATTTCCTCGACGACTTTCTCGTACTTGGGAGCTATCAAGTTCACTCCCTCTCGGATCACGGCCAGCATTTCGGCAACGTCCTCGTGTGGTCTCATTTGACGTTTTCCCTGTTGGCGACGAATACGGCACGGGCAAACCCCTCGGGCGTCGCTGACCGTTTCTCGGCTCGGTCACTTGATGGCGGCATATTGTGGATCTTGTTTTCAACGTCGTCGGGTTGCTCGATGACGATCGGGTCGGGCATCACAAACCCGCCGCCCGTCCAGAGGCAGGTCGCTTTCGTGTAGTTGTCGCCGTACTGCCACGGCTGAAATATGTGGTCAGGTTTCCGCCAGCAGGACGAGAGTCGGCTGATCGGGTTTTCGATCATCCAGGGCACGAAACTCCAGGCGCAGAACTGCCGACACGCCTCGACCAGTTCGAGGCCGTCAATCAACCCCCTTAGCCCTTTTCGCTGGAAGTCCCGCGCGCCTGATACAGCCAGATTGGTGCAGGGCGGAAACGCAAAAACCAACTGTGGCCGGCTCGGCATGTCGTCGACACAAAACGCACGCACGTCGCCCCAGCGGTAAACGATTTGACCATCTCCGACCCGTTCGACACGGTCGCGGCGAATACTGTGCTTGGTGTCGACACAGAAACAGGTGTGCCCGGCTTCCGCCCAGGGCCTGACCATGTTGCCCGTGTAGTCGCAAAGGCTGACGATCATGCACCCGCCCCCTCGATCATGTGCTTGTCGAGTTCGGCCAGCATCAGCAACCGGGGCAGACCGACTGCACCCTCGCGTCGATAGCGGTCGTAGACCGGCGACTTGCCGAGCGTCTTTTTCGCGACCACGTCCCGTTCGGTTCGGGTCATCGCGTCCAGCACCGGCCCCAGTCGTGTCTCCAGTTCGGCGTCGCGAGACCTTAGCCCCTCGACTCGTTCCTGCTCGGCGGCTTGATCGTCTCGCCGACGTTGCCTTTTTTCCTCTTCAAAGAATGCCTGTCTTTTGGCCTCGTGTTCCGGTGACGCTGATGGCCACCCTTGACCTGGATCGAGACCCGGCCTGCTTATCATGACCCGGTTCCTGATCGCCCCTGGACCGTATGCGTCCGGCACCGACCTGGCATAATCCAGGACTGCCCGCACCTGCTCGGGACTGGCTCCTGCCGCCTTGGCTGCCTCGACTGCCGGGTGCGGTGCGAATACGCCCAGGTCGATCAATTCAGAAACAACCCCACCCCACGCCACCGGGCAGGGTGGTTTTGCAACGTGGGGGGGGTGGTCCGCACTCGCGGTCGGGGGGGTTAAGGGGGGGGTGGTTTTATTCTCTTCTCTTCTCTTCTCTGGTAACGGTCGGGTCACGTTTTTGTCACGCTCGGTGCGTGACGGTTGGGAACGCTTTTTAGCCTGTCTTTTCGCAGCATTCGCGCGCGTCTTGGCAGAACTGCCGTTGTGCCTGTCGAATTTTGGGATCGTTATTTTTTCGTTTTTTATTTTTAACCAGCCGACTTTTTCCATCGCCTGGGCGAAACCTTGGCAGTCGAGAAATCGGTCGACCCAGTCGGGCGTCACGCCCACAGCGTGACCGTCCTCGGTCTGGTGATTGGCCCACGACCAGATCCTGACTAGCTTGCCAACAACCAGGTCGCCATCGAGGCCCAGGGCGATCGAAATGCCGATCACCGCCGGGTCGTCGATCAGGCTCGTTTTGATTTTGATCCAGTCGCCCGCCATTAGAAATAAGCCCCCTCGGGTGGCGGGGTCGGTTCGGGTTCCGGCGGCGGCGTCGGGGCAGGGGGCTGTTGCGGATCGGCGACCGGGGCCTTGATCCTGATGCAGTCTTTGACCTCGGCCCCGTACTGGGTCGTGGTCGGAAACAGCGTGATCGCCCGACCAGCCCAGCCCGTTGTTTCGGTTCCGTAAAGTTGCGAGATCGAACGCGCGTTTGTCTTGTTCAGGATCAGCGACTTCGACTGACCCTGGAACGACAGCACCGGCAGTTCCTCGGCGTCGGTCCCCTGGCCGACCGTTTCGAGCCGCACCGAATCCATCGTCACGGTCACTTCGCGGCCCCCCAAATCGGGGGCCTTGAGCCAATTGCTCGGAAACGCTGAATTGATGTCCATCTAGATTCCTCCTCAGATCCGAACTTCATTTCCTCCAACGCCCAGCACCACGTCCTCGGCCTGGTACGCCCAGGCGGGCAGATCCAGTTCGCCGGGTTGGTCGTAGCCGGGCCACTTGTCGAACGCTCGCCCGTGGCAGATCTTTCGCAGAATGTCCTGGTATTCCCGCCGCCCGTATTCCATCGCGGCATCGGACACGATGCCCGAGAGCGTGGCGTGCGGTGGTTCCTTTTCCACGGCGACAAACGCCAGGCGATACGATTCGCCGGTCAGCACTTCCAGGCCGTCGCAGTAGAACGCCGCCTGCCGGGCGTATCCGAAATCGAACATTGATCGCGAGAACTTCGAGGCGTCCTGGGTCGTCTTGAGGTCGGCCAGCAGCCCGTCGCCCGCCCGCTTGTCGATTCGGGCCTTGCACCGCAGGCCGGTCAGCGGGTCATCCCAAACGATCGAGGTTTCGGTTTCACCCTCGCACCGCAACAGACCGGCGGCAGTCGGGCACGCCTTGACGGCGGCGATCATCGCCAGAGCTTGGTCATACCACGCCCCCTCGACGACTTCCTTGTCGGCGTGCAATTCGCGGAACTCGGCGACCTTTTCCTTGTAGGCTTTTGTGGCTTTCGGGTTCTTGTATTCGTCCCGCAACTCGGCGGCGAAATCAGGCATCACGACGTAGGTGGCCGGGAGCAGTTCCGGTTCGAGGACCACGGCGTGGCAGAACCTGCCGAACTCCATCGCCGGGGTCGGCGTGCGGGTTCGGTCCAGGGCCGCCCGGTAGTGGGCCATCGACCGCAGGGCTGGACCCAGCGACGAGTTGTTGACGGCATCCCATCCGAAATAAACCTTGTCGGCCACGTCGGGATAGATCCCAGGCTCGGGGCAGTCTTTCATCGGGCCACCCCTGCCGGTGTCCTGATCAGTTCCTCGCGGGCAATCCGAACTTTCTGCGGTGCGTCGATACCGAGACGGGCGGTGCCGCTGCGACTTTCTGAAACCTCGACGACGATCTCGACCTGGTCCTCGCCATCTGGGACCAGCAGCACGATACGTTCGCCTTCTTTGCGCGTCAGTGCCAGCATCCAAAAGGCTCCTTCCTTATATAACTGACCCGTCCCGGTTCCACCGGCTGGCCGTGAGGAAACACCAGGCCCCGATCCTGGGGCGACGGGTCAAGCGCGGGATTCCTCGCTGATCGTTCGTAATTCAAAAAACGAACCGAACCGCACCGGGTCGCTGTCGATCAGCTTGCGGGCGTAGTGGCTCGCGAAATGGTCGTTGATCCGAAACGCATCGCCGTCCTGCCGCTGCACTGAACATTCCCATCTGATGCGGTGGACGATCGCTCGAGCCGAGTAACGGTCACGACCGGCGTCGTGGGCCTCGGTGGCGAACCGGACGAACAGATCCCAGACCTCGGGGTGCCGCTGGTCGTAATCCTCGAACCGGGCACGGGTCGATCGGGGTCGGGGGTCGGGTTCCAGTTCAAACAACGCCTGCCGCATCACTTGCCCTCGTCGAGTTGTTGCAGGGCGATAGTCAACGGGTTGCGGACCAGTGGCCGGGCTGGCAATGCCATCCCGATCGCGACGAGGTCGTCCCAGGTTCGCCGACCCGCTGCGATCTGGCGTCGGGCCGATTCGTAGCAGCTTCGGCACATCCCTCGAGCGTAGATGGATCGGCCACAGTCGCCGACCAGGCACCCGGTTGTTTTGTCTGTCACAGTTCGAGTCCCCATTCGTTGCGCAAGTCGTCCACTGCATCACCGGCATGGTCGTCGATGGCCTGCCGGTGCTGGCGACCGATCCGGCCCACTGCTCGAGCGTCCAGAAACTGACGCACCCAGTGGGCGGTCGTCCACCACCTGCCCTGATAGACGGCTTGCAGGGCGACCCCTCGCACGCCGTGGCGAATCCATCGCCGCAGCGAGGTGGTCGTCGGCTCGCCGGGCAGCAACTGGGCCGCCTCGTCAAGCGTCAGGTATTCGTTGTCGCGTCTTTCCATGACGCCCACACGATACCCGCCGTCGGTTTGTGTATCAATCAATACACGTTGCGTGCAACGCAGAATATTGCGATCAATGCGCTACGTGTGCTACAGTTGTTGCACGAGTGGGCCGATACGGTTATAAACACGGTCACGTTAACAGTCACGGACGACTCAAGGTGATGCCAGCATGAAAAAACCAAAACAACCCGCCGAACTTCGATACGGCACCGTGAGCCGCGAAGACATCGAGACGTTCCACCGCGTGATCATGGAATCAGCCGACGACCTGGAACGGGTCGGCCAGGCGATGGACGACAGTGGCATCGCGACGATGAAACTCGACGGCGTGCGGAAGTTCCCGCGAGGGCAACAACTGCTGACCGAGTTCGTCGGCAAGTTAGAGGTCGCGATCGCTCGGGCAAGGTCCGAGGCCAGGGCGGCCCGGCAGCAGCGGGATGTCGACGGCGGCGGGATCTGATCACAACGAGACATTTTTCCCCCCAAAATGGGTGGGGGGAAATTTTTTTAGACGTTTGAGACCTGTCGAGTCCCATTCATATCGGCACTAAAGTCGCTTGTTTTGCGAGGTTTTGCGGTTATTCGGGAGAAATCGGCCTGCGGGCCACGGGGCTTTGCAAGCCGGAGGTTGCCGGTTCGAGCCCGGTCGTCTCCACTCGAATAACCCTATAAAAACCGAGAAAACAAGCGATCGACCTGCCTCCTATGGATGGGAAGCGACAGACGGGTGGGGGGAAAAAAATTTCCCCCCACGCCGTTTTTCCTTCCATTTTCCACTGTTTCGGAGGTAGCGACGATGAGCCACAAACCACCAAAAACACACGTCGACAAGCGCGGCCGGTTGTACGTCGACAAGATGATCAACGGCAAGAAATACCGAAAGTATTTCGGCAAGGCAGGCACCCGCGAGGCCAAGGCTAACCACGCCCAGTTCCTCCAGGACTGCAAGAACGGGACGGTCAATTGGGCCGGTAGCAGCGACGGCCAACCCGCCGCAAAGCGACCACGCAAGTCGACGATCCCGAGCCTGCAAGATTTCACAAAGTCCACGGGCGGCACCAAGCTCGCCACCGCCGTGCGTGATTATCTTCGAGAGATCAAGCTAAAGGATCTCACCGATTCGACCATGTGGCACTACGCCCACTCGCTGGGCGAACTGGTGCGGTTGTTTGGCGACCAACCCGTCGACCTGGTTCGATCGCGGGCAGTCAAAACCTACCGCATCCACCTGGCCACCGAGCGGGGATGGGGTTTCACCCAGATCAGTCGGGCCGATGGGATCGTGCGGCGGTTCATCAGATGGGCGGTCGAAATGGAATACGC